GGCGACGTCGGCCTGCTGACCGCCGAGCGTCTTCTCGCTTGATCGCTGCGCCTGCGCCTCCTGCACCGCGGTCGATTGCTCGGTGTATTTCTCGTTGAGATCGGCGAGCGCGGCGGCCTGCAGGTATTCCTCGCTTTCGACCCGCAGCCCGGCCGCCTTGCTCTTAAATCCGGAGGCCGCGTACAAGTCGGAAAACACGCCGCCGACATTTGAGAACGTGGTGGAACTAAGTCCGCCACCAAACCCCAGGTAGCCGGTGCCTGCACCACCTATGTTTGCAATCGTCGGCATCGTCATTTGTCCTATGGCTACTTGTCGCTTGTGTGAATGAATCCTCCGATGGCGGCGATCGTGGCCGGCACCGGCCGCGTTACCCGCCAACATATCATGCCATCGAAGCTGTTATCGTCGGTCAGCGGCGCCCAGAAAATCCCACTGAAGACTTGGCCGATAGGCAATGGCGGACCGGCGGGATCGTTGACCGGATCAGTACCGAACAACACTGGATCAAGCCGATCGAATCTCGTTCCGATCGAAAGCCCCGCTGCCTGCACCGCATGCAAGGCGTAATATTGATTACGGCGCAGCTTGCCGAACGCCGGGCCGTTGCGAGTACCAGCCTCTGCGGGTGCATTCGGGCGCACGATCTGAGCATCCGAGGTATAGGTCAGGCCGGTCACGATCTGGTTGGCCGCTAGGGCATTGGTGGCGAGCGCCGAGGTGAATTGACCATTGGCGGCGCCGCCCGAAATCCCATCGCCGTACGGAATCTGGATCGAACCATTGCTGACTACGTAATCGACAATGATCGGGTTGCCGGTCTGGTTGAACTGCTGCCCGGTATCGTATCCCGAGATAGTCGTCTGCACGGTCTGGCCGTTGAAGTGCCAAAGCCCGTTGATCTGCAGCCCGCCGAGCGGGAACATCGACGAGACGGCGATCGCCGTAGTCGAGCTTGGACGCACCCCAGCATCCAGGAACCAGCCGTCAGCGGGCGAGTCGGTTTCGGCAAAGTTCTTGGCCAGCATCTCGACAAATCGGATGTTGCTGTTGGTGTCGTTGGTGACCATGGTGAGGGCATCAAGAGTGCCGAACTCGTTAGCTCCCGTGCAGATGAACTCGACCTGACGTCCGGTGCCGAGCGTATGCAGCGCCCAGGCCTGGATTTCGGCCGGCTGCGAGGTCGACAAGGTTCGCCTGGAATAGCCGCAGCCGGCCCAAGATCCATCGCCCATGCGGGCCCAGATCGTGGCGATCGTCTCTTGCTGCCAGCAGATTTCCTGGATGAATTTCGCGGTCAGGTGCTTGGCGTAATGCGAGAGATCGTGCGCGGAGAAACGACCGGAGAACACGTCCGCGAAGTATTCGAGCAGCGATCGACGAAAGGTCTGCACCACCGCAAGGGTGAGGTCAGTTCTTGCTGGCAGGATATTTGCGCAATTGTATTTGGTATATCGGTGAGCCTGGATAGTGGTGGGGGTGAGGGGAAGATTAGTAGAGGTAGCCTGCACCAACCACTCGCCCGCTTGAGTGCCGCCGACAATTCCGAGCTGATCGGGCTCGAGCCAGAAGATCGGGTTGGCATCGGGGCTGTTGAATACATATGAGATGCCACGATCTCCCGGTACCGAACCGTCGACTTGAGTGGGCGAAAAATTAAAGGGGTCATTCGAGACCGACGCATCGATACGATTGGCGTAGACGCCCGAGAGCCAGAGCCGTCCTTCATGGTAGGTCCCGCAGGTTGGCCACCCCGTCGTGTTGGAATAAAGCCCCATACGCCAAATCCTAATCGGCGTCGTATAAAGCAATTTACCGCCGAGGATCTGCACCTGCACGGCATTACCGGCGCCGGCCGCCACCGGATTGAAGAACTGCGCTTGGGCGACCGCAATACTGTTTGATGTGACAAAACCAGCCCCGGAAGGAAATCCCGGGATACTCGAGATGATCTCGGCCCAAACATATTGCCAGTTCGTCGTTTGGTCGCTGGATGTAACGCTGACTGGCGATGCTGGCGGAATTGCCAGTGTCCCGGTTGTTCCAAGCAAGGTGCCATCAGATGGACTTGATGGCGCAGTTGCCTTGGCCCGCAGATTGATGACGATCTGCGGAATCGCGGGTTGGAAAATTCCGCTGATATTCGAAAAAATCTCGCCTGTCGCCATGGCACGATCCGATGGCGGAAACACTGTGCAGCCGGAAATCTTCTGCCCGCCGCCGCTCACCCCGGTGTAGTTCTTGCCGGCATATTGATCATTCGGGGTCGAGCCATTGTCGAGGCTGGCGCTGAGCGCTGCTGTCTTGTTGGTATTGCCATCAAAGGCCGCCGCAATGCCACCGCCTTGGGTGAGCGAGCCGATATTGACCGATCCGCTCAGGAACGGATCGATCAGGTTGACCACCAAACTGATCTGGCCCCAGGTCCAGATTGCCCCGGCCGGATCGATCGCCCACTTGGTGGCATCGGTGCCGGGCTGAATGCCGGTGTTGGCAGCAATGCATTTCCAATAGACATAGGCCCCGTTCACGCCCTGCGGATAGGAAACCTCATTGTTGGCTACGTAGGCGGTGGTCGCATTCCACAACGGTGGCTCGGAATAAAACCGCATCAGGCGCCCGAGATCAGTGCCCTGGAACCCGTTCGGCCCAATTGCAATGCCGGTCGATACGGTCTGCCAGAAGGTTGCGTTGGGTGGCGTATTGTTGAGGTTCGGGCTTTTGATCGACTGGTAGTTGACGGCGCCAGAATTGACGAAATCTCCGACCTGGTAAGCAATGGTCGCATCGAAGGCCGGGAACGTAATGGTCGCGCTGATGAGGCCGGATAACCCGGACGGCGTGATCGTCGCCCCGCCTTTCACTGGATCAAGGTATGGTCCGTCACGAAAGACTACCGGCTGAAACGAGAACGAGGCAAAGGTTCCCGGCGTCGGTTGATTGGTAACCTGCAGCACCTGGGGCGGGATGTTGGCGTGCAGAAAGACCGAAGCCGAAACCGGGGTCTGCGTGGTCGGGATCTCGCTCTGCACGGCTCTCAACGTCCGCCATGCCTGGTTTGTATAAGGTGTTGTAATCTCTTGGATACGAGAGACGGTGCCGCTCGCAAACGCCGCACCGACAGAGGCACCATTGATTGCTGTCCCGGTAAGGGCATCGGCAATGCTGAACGTCGTGGGTGAAAGTACGGTAATGATGAGCTGGCGCGGTCCCTGGATCTGCTCGGCGCCGATAATGTTGAATGTGATCTGATTTCCGGTCGTCCAGCCGTGGGCCGGACTGGTTGTCACCACGGCCGGGGTGGCGTTTGAAATCCCGATGATGGTCTTGTCGTCGTTAGTCGTGACCATTCGCGGTCCCTGCCGAAAGCGCAGGAACCCGTCAGTGAACTCCATGGTGTAGGGAAGCGCCGCCCGGAACTGAAACGGCAAAACCCGGCCAGGAGCGCCGTTGCGGGTGGTACCGAGGAAGATCGTGCCGGACCGTTTGACCCATGCTCCCTGCTCATTGGGGAACGAGTTCCGGCATCGGTTCATCCATTTGCGGTAGTTCGGATGAGTGACCTCGCCTTGTGAGACCTGCGAGACCTCACCGCCGATGAATGAATCATGGACATATGATGCATCGGCCACAGCTAGCCCCTGCAGGCGATGTAGTCATCGACCGGCGGCTCGACGGGGCCGGCCTCGATGCCGTTGACGATCCCGGCCTCGCCCATGAATTTCTCATATTCACTGGCAATGACCTTCTTCTTGTCGACCGATTGGGTCAACGGCTCTACGGCATCGATTGCCATCCGGAACGCCAAACCTTCGATGAACATCGCATCCATGCGGCGGACGTCGACGAAATCTGTCACGAACCGATAGATGATCGGGTCGACTTTCCACGATACAATGGTGCCGTTCTCGTATTTCCAATCGGTGTAGTTCAATCCCCAGGATGCGCCGAGGTAGGAGGTCGAGCCGGCCTTCGGGTCCTGCGGGGCCTCACGCAGGAAGTTGGCCGGATACGCGAAGGCATTGAGTGTCTGTGACTGCACATCAGGCCCGGCCCCGACCGGATAGACCGGGTCCCAGGCCTGGATCGCAACGCCGACTTGCAACCAGTTCAACGAACCCGTTCCGCTGGTGGCCTGGTTGAATCCGGTGTCCCATGCCGCCAGAACGCCAGTGTTGGTCCAAAACGTACTGGTTACATCGAGTATTGGATTGTGCCCGATGTTGCCGCTGGCATTGCTCGTATAGACGAGACCGTCAGAACCTCGCACCTTTTGGGCCAGTCCATAGGTTGCGGATACGCTCCATGCGGGTGGCGAGTTCGAAAAGGGGACCTGCCCGATATTGAGATTGACCAGGCTGATGTAGAGAATGCCGCCGCCATCGATGACGATCTGGTTCTTGTTATAGGTCGTGGTCGCATTCCACAGTGTCGGCGTTGCTGGATTATCGGTATTGGCGCTGATCTTGGATCGATAGACTTTGTAGGTGCCGTCGCCGGGGGCAATGTAGACGAGCTCGCCCGCCCAGTAGGTCTGCTTGGGATCGTAGGGAAACGCCACGGTCGGGCCGGAGTAGAAATCCCAGGCAAAGCTTGCACCTGGCTCTTGGTTGATGTTGTCGGGGACGTTGGAACTCCACATCACCCCGAAAGCATCGCTGACGATCGAGCCGATGAAATAGGTCTGGCTCGAGGACCACAAGGTCGGCGAGATCTGCATGGTATTGACGGCCAGCGGGCGCAGCACGGTCCGCATGGTGGAAAAGGTCCAGACTCGGCGGCGCAGCTCGGAGCGGCGCAGGTTGTTGTAGAGCCGCGCCATCAGGCGGGCCTTCTTGGATTGCTCGTTGAAGCCGAGCGGGCCGATCGGGTCCTGGCCGCAGTGATCAAGGGCTCGGTTGGAGATGTCGAGAGCGGTTTGGATCGGGGTCATGATTTACATCCCGCACGGTTTGTTCACTAGACCCGCCTTCTCAACGATTGTCGCGGTGTTGGAAAACCCACCCTGAACTTGCAAGTACACGACGCCCTTGAGCCAAGCGGGGTA